GCCTCCGTCGGTGAGCTTGTTGAAGATGTACTGCTGTGTGAGCGCCTTTTCGAACGTGTTCACATGGCTCGTGGCCGTGTTGTCGGCATACGATTTGGCGGCTTCGAGCGTGCTGGTGTCGCCGTCGGCTGCCGCCTTCTTCGCCGCCTCGAGGGCCGCGTTCGCCTTGTTCGTCGCGTCCGTGGAAGCGGCTTTCTTGGCGTTGGCTTCCGCGCTGTTCGCCTTCTTGGTAGCATCGGCCGCGGCCGCTGATTGCGCGGCGTTGGCCTTGCTTGTGGCGTCGGCCTTGGCCGAGGCGAGCGTGTCCGTTCCGATTCCGTCGGCGTATTTCCTGGCCGCCGCCTCGGCTTCGGAGGTGAGCCGCTGTGCCGCCGTGGTGGTGGCGAGGTCGCTCGCCTTGTTCCCGGCAATGGTACTTGTTCCGGCCAGCCGGAATTCGCCGGTGGTCATGTCCCAGTACTGCAAGCCCTTCTTGTCGGTCAGGATGCCCGCCTTGACGAGGTTCGCGTCCAGGACGCCGGACTTGACGTAGGACGCGTTGGCATACAGGTTGCCGTTCTGCATGAACAGGCCTTGGATCTTGCCGTAGTTCGTGAGCCGGTCGAACACGCTCTTCTGCCCAAGGGACTCGTCCAAGGCGTCCACGTACGCCTGCGCCGCCTTCTTCGCCGCCTCGAGGGCCGCGTTCGCCTTGTTCGTCGCGTCCGTCGAGGCGGACGCGAGCGCGTTCTTTCGGGCCTCTTCGGCTTTCGCCTGCGCGTAGTCCTTGGCAGCGGCGAGGTTGTCGAGGTCGGTCTGGTCGGACTCACGCTTCATCTGGTCGGCGTACTTCTTCGCTGCGGCGAGCGCTGCCGACGATGAGTCTCCGGCGATCGCGTCGACCGTTTTTCCTCCGACCGTCGTCCGTGCGGAGAGTTTGAAGTCGCCGGTGTCGAGGTTCCAGCTGTTGTAGCCTGCGGCATCGGAGAGCAGGCCGGTGTAGATCGCGTCGGCGAAGATGCCCTTGCCGTTGGCGAGCGATCGGAAGTCCCAGTCTCCGTTTGCTTTCCTGTGGTCGGCGATGCGCCAGTAGCCGCCGCCGATGTGGATGCATTGGGTGGGGTTCTGGTCTTCGGGCTTGTCGTACACGTAGATGCCTTGGCCGGGTTTGAGGTACGTGTATCCGCCGGTGGCGTTCATGATCTGGTTGATACGGTCGATGAGGTCCTTCATGTACGGGCCGGTGCCGCCGGCGGCGCTGTTCCATGCGCCGGAGTTGGAGACGAGTTTGTCGAGCGCCTGCTGTTGGGCGGCGAGGCGCTGCGTGTAGGATTGCCGGATGTTGCCGAGGGTGATCTTGGTGTCGGCGAGGCTGCCGGCAAGGTCTTCCTCGATCTGGAGGATGCGGCCGACGAGGCGCAATGGTGCGGCGAAGCTGGTGTCGATGATCTGCACGCTGTCGCCGACGTCCGTGCCTTCCGCGCTGAGGCCGGCTTGTCCGAGGGCGGTCACGTCGGCCGTGTAGGAGACGACGGGCGTGGCGCGGGTCTTGAGCGCCGCTTTGGTGAGGTTTAGGAGTTCCTGGGGGTCTTCGCAGTCCGGGAAGTCCACGCTTGCCTCGCTGTGGTGTCTGGTGCCGTCGGGGCCGGGTATGCCCCAGTTGGCGAGCGCTTGGTCGTCTTGGACGTAGGGTTTGCCGTTGTTGACGTCGGCGAAGCTGATTTTGCGGCTGTATCCGCCGGTGGCCTCGCCTTGGTCGTTGGTTTGTTCGATGCCTTTGCCCCACCCGTAGAGGCGGGTGATGACGTCGCCGCTGTCGATGTCGCGTTTGATTTGGGTGAGGTCTTTGCCGTATTCGAAGCGTTTCGTGGTGTTGGCGGAGCCTCGGTGTTCGACGAGGTGGATGATGCGCCGGCCGATCCGGTTGCCGGTCGGGTCGGGCTGGACTTCGGTCTGGACTTCGAGCCCGTAGGTGTCGGCGGTCTTCTGGACGGCTTCGAGGACGGTGCAGTGGTAGAAGCTGAGGTCGGCCGTGCCGGTGAGGGTGCCGGTCTCGACGGTGCCGACCGCCCACCGGGTGCCTTCCAATGCCTTGGCGAGGCAGGCTTTGGCGTTCGCGTTGCGGTTGCGTTTGTCCTCGATATAGGTGCGCGAGAGTTCGGCGATGCTGCCGGTGCAGTAGGCGACGGTGACGGGCATGCCTGCGGCGCGGGCGGTCTGGGTGGACTGGCACAGGTATTCCGCCCAACGGCCCATCGAGTCCTTGAACACGATGCGTTCGTCCTTGTTGATCTCGCCGATGGTGGTGATGTCGAGGGTGTCGGTGCCGTCGGTGGCTCTGGTGCGGATGGCTTTGATGGCGTATGGGAGGTCGCCGAGCGGGTTGCCCCAGCGGTCGAAGATCATGTATCGCATGAGTGTGCTCCTAGATGAGTGTGAGTGGCCTGTACGCGAGACTGGCGGCGGTGGCTCCGGTGAGGGTGAGCGTGTTCAGGCCGGGCAATAGGGGGAAGTAGTCGGATTCGAGGGTCGGAGCCATGAGGTTGCCGTTGACGCGCAGCTCCCGGTGGTCGGGGTCGGTGATGATGCTGATTCGTCCGGTGATGGCGGTGGTGGACGCGACGGCGAGGGTGTGGCCGTGCGCGTCCTTGATGCTGACGGTCTTGGCGTCGGCGGCGGGGGTGAGCGTCCATGTGGGCCAGCATGGCCGGTTGCCTTTGACGTGGATCGTGTTCGCGTCCGTTTTGAGCGCGATGGATCGGCTGCGGCCGATCAGGTAGGGGTGGGCGTCGATCTCGGCTTGCACGAGGGTGGCGATCTGGTGGTCGCCGGCCCATTTGTCTTCCCACGCGCCGAGGCTCATGCGGCCTCGGTATTCGCCGGGCAGGCTGCGCCATGAGAGTGAGACTATGGTGCCGGCGAGGGCGGCGAGCCGGGTTTTGGCGGCGAGGATGTCGTCTTCGCCGCCGATCGCGTACAGGCTGAGCGTGATGGCGCGGTCGCCCATGTACGCTGCCCCGGTCGGGTCGGTGAGGGTCAGGTCGAGCCGGCCGTCGCGACCGGGCATGTCCTGCATGCTCAAGGTCGATTTGGCGGCGTCGATGGTCACGCCGTCGGAGGATAGGGACAGCATCATGCGCTCCAGCGGGACGCCGTTGAGCGTGGGGTCTTCGACATGCGGCAGGCGCATGCGTCGCTGGTAGAGCATGATGCTTTCCTCTCTGGTTTTAACGGCCTCTCATGGCGAGGTAGTTGAGTTCGTAGCTCATTGGTTTGGCGAGCTTGCCGGCCATGACCTCGCCGCCACGGTCGGACAGGTTGAGCGTGATGCCGCTGCTGAGCGCCTGATCGATGGCGTCGATGATGTCCTGTTTGGTCGCGTATTCGCCTTGGCTGCTGTCGATCGTGTAGGCCATCCGGCCGCCCGTGATGCGGGTCTGGTAGGCGTATGGGGTTTCGAGCATGCTGGTGTCGGTCTTCAGGCTCACGGTGGGGATCATGTCGGTCAGACCGTCGATGCTGTCCTCGACGAGGCCGCTGGCCTTGTCGATGCCCTGGGCCATGCCGGCGGGTATCCATTTGCCGACCTCGTCCCTAAAGATGCGTGACGGGCTGTGGATGCCGAGCACGCTCTTGGCCCAGCCGACGAGGCTGCTGCCGAGGTTGCTGATCGTGTTCCTGACCCACTGGAACGCGCCGCCGATGCCGTTGATGAGGCCGCTGATGACCTGACGACCCGTGTCGTACAGCCATTGGCCGGCGCCGCCGACCGCGCCGAGCACGGTGCTTTTGATGCGGCCGACGGTGTTGCTCACGTTCTGGATGCCGTTGGACACGGCCGACGTGATCCCGTGCCAGATGTTTCCAAGGAACGAGCTGACGCTGTTCCATACGCTCGTCCATACGCCGCTGATGGCGTTCAGGACGGTCGAGATGGTGTTGCGCACATTCTGGATGTATGTGGACACCACGCCGCTGATCGCGTTCCAGATGGTGGACGCGACGGACTTGACCGCGTTCCAGATGCTCGTCCACACGCCGGCGATCGCGTTGAGGACGCTGCCGATCGTGTTCCTGATGCCGTTGATGATCGGCGTGAAGAACGCGACGATCTTGTTCCACACGTCGGTGAAGAACGTGCTGATGGCGGTCCATACGGTGGTCCAGACGGTCTTGATTGCGTCGAGGGTGTTCGACAGGAACGCTTTGATGCCGTCCCATGTGGCCGTGAAGAACGATTTGATTGCGTCCCATGCGCCTTGCCAGTCTCCCTTGAGGAGGCTGAGGAACACGACGATGACGGTGCGGATCGCGTTCACCACGGTCGAGATGTAGCCGCTGATGAGCGTGAAGATCGTGGAGACGACGTTGTAGATCGCCGTCCAGATGGTGCTCCACACGGTGTTCGTGCTGTTCATCTGCTGGGTGATGAACGAGAGTATCCAGCCGAACACGGTGTTGATGCCGTTCTGGATCGCCTGCAAGGGTGCGACGATGAGCGCGCCGATGACGGTGAACACGTTGACGATGAAGTCTCGTATCCCGGTGAAGATCGTCGTGGCGGTCGTGCTGATGCCGGTCCACACGCCGGACAGGAACGTGGTGATCGACGTCCATGCGCCGGTGACGCCGCCGCTGATCGTCTGCCATAGGCCCGTGAAGAAGCCGGCGATGCCGTCCCATGCGGATTGCACGGTACCTGTGATCGTGGCCCATAGGTTGGCGAGGAATTCGCCGAGCCCGTTCCATAGGTCTTGCGCGGTGGCGACGATCGTGTTCCACGTGTCCGTGAGCCATGAGGTGAACGCGGCCCATGCCTTGCGGCCGACCTCGGTCTGGGTGAAGAACCAGACGAGCGCGGCCACGACGGCCGCGATGGCGACGGCGATAGCGCCAATGGGGTTTGCCGCTATGACGGCGTTGAACGCGCCCTGCACGGCGGTCGCCATTTTGGTGGCGGCGCTCCACGCGGTCTGAGCCGTCTTGACGAGGCTGAGGCCGGAGCCCATCTGTTTGAGCATTTGAATCGGGCCGCCCAAGTCCATCATGAGCATGATGCCGTTGCTGATGCCCTTGGCGGCGGTCGTCACCGTGTTCATGGTTCCGGTGAGCGCCTGTAGACCGCTGTTGAGCGCCTGATAGCCCTTGACTGCGGCGAACGCGGTGCCGATGCCGATGATGATGGGCGCGAGTTCCTTGCCGTGCTGGATGAACCAGTTGAGCGTGTCGGCGACGAGTTTGATGCCGTCGGCGAGACCTTCGGGAGGGATCATGCGCACCCAGTCGATGACCATGTTGACGACGCCCATGATCGCGTCCCTGATGGTGTCCCACGCGGATTTGAACGCGGTGATCGCGCCGTTTTCCTCCAGTTTGGAGTAGAGGCGCTGGAACCAGCCGATGAGCCCTTCGATGCCTGCCTGGACGACGGGCACGGCGTTGGTGACGCCGTCGGCGATCCAGCTCATGCCGCCGGTGATGGCGGGTTTGACGCTGTCGAGCACGCTCGCGCCGAGCTTGACGAACGCGGCTTCGAGGTTGCCGGTGGCTCCCTCGATGGTGCTGGCGGATGTGGCGGCTTCCACGGCGGCGTCGGTGAAGCCGAGCGACATGATCGCGTCGTTGAATTCCTGCGCGGTGATCTGCCCGTCGGCCATCGCGTCGCGGAAGTTGCCGGTGTAGGCTCCGGCCTCCTTGAGTGCCTGTTGGATTTTGCCGCTCGCGCCGGGGATCGCGTCCGAGAGCTGGTTCCAGTTCTCGGTCGTGAGTTTTCCCTGGCCGGCGGTCTGCGTCAGCACCATCGCCACGGACTTGAAGGTGTCGGCGGAGCCGCCGGCGACGGCGTTGAGGTTGCCTGCGGCTTCGGCGAGCTTGTCGTAGTTGGGCACGCCGTTGGCGGCGAGCTGGGCGGTGGTGTTGCGGATGTCGTTGAGGTCGTAGACGGTCTTGTCGGCGTAGTCCTGCGTGCTGGCGGTGAGTCGTTTGATCTGCTGTTCGCTGACGCCGGCGAAGTTCAGGGTGCTGGCGAACTTCTGGGCGCTGTCGGATGCGCTGGTGATCTCGCCGGACAGGCCCATGAACGCTTCGATGGCCTTGCCCGCGACGCTTTGCGCGATGCCGGTGATGACGCCGAGTTTCGCGCCGAAGCCGCCGGCGAAGCCGTTGCCGGCTTTGATGCCGGCGGTGTTGCCGGCGGTTTCCGATGCGCTGCCGAACGCCGATTCGATGGCCTTGCCGACGCCCTTCATGCTGGGCACGACCTGTACGAACGCGGTGGCGATCTCGATTGCCATGCTATGCCTCCCTGATGGTGGTGCGCGGTGCGGCCAGGTATGCGGCTAGTTGTTCGTCGTCCATCGCCATGACCTCGCCGCCCGTGGCTTCATGCCGGACGGTGCCGGGGCGTTGGAGTTGTCCGCGCCAGCGCGCGCCCTTGCGTGAGGCTTCCTTGGTTTTCGTCCAGGCGAGGAACGCGAGGCTGTCGCGGATGTCGGCGAGGAGGTAGGTTTGGTCGTCCCATGCGAGGCGCGGGTCGAGTTTTTGCCAGATGATGGACTGGCGGGGGAGGTTGGCGGCCAGTGCGGCCGCCCGGTTGGCGGGCAGTTCGCCAGTCCATATGAGGTCGGTGTTAAGCCCATAGAAACGCTGGAAGTCCGCTTCGAGCGCGTCGGGTGCCGTGGCGAGCATTCCTATGAGCGTCAGGAGTTTGGGGCGACCTGTTCGAGGAGCTGGGCGATGAATTCGCTGACCTTGTCGATGCTCACGCGCCCGGTGTCGGGGTCGCGCAATGCGTCCTTCATGGCCGTGTACTGGGGGCCGCAGAGCTTCTTGAGGAAGGGGACGATGGCGAACGCGCCGGCACCGTCGCCGGACTGGGCGGTTTGGAGGTCGTAGAGGTATTCGACCATGTCGAGGTCGTCGAAGATCGCGGGGCTGACGGCGAGGGTGACGCCCATGGCCTCGACGGTCTTGGGCTGGTTTTTCGGGGTTTTGCGGTCCTGCGGCTGCTTGGCTGCCATATGCGTGTCCTTTCAGAGGGGTGCGCCCGCCGGACGGCGGGCGCGGGGTGGGATCACTTGCTGAGCGAGGCGGTGGCGATCTTGGCGATGTATTCGACGCTGGTGGCTCCGTTGATGAGGTCGCTCGGGTTGGCGCTCATGGTCACGCCGTAGCCGATGGCGTCGCCGGCGCTGTAGTTGGTGTCGTCGAATTCGGTGATGGTGCCGTCGGCGACGACGATGCGCTTGACTCGGTTGCCGGTCATGGCGATCTCGAACACGAGCACGAGGCTTTCGCCGGACGGGATGGCGTGGTAGACGGTGAGCTTGTCTGCGGTGCCGGTGACGTTCGCGGTGCCGAAGCGCAGTTTGAGGCTGGCTTCGTTGGTTTCGATCATGTTGAACTGCCATGTCTCGCCGTAGCCGCTGATCTCGGACAGCACCTTGATGCCGCCCATCTCGTTGATGTCGGTGGTGTCGGTGTCGGCGGCGTTGGTGACGCCGTCCTCCGACAGGTAGCCGACGCAGGTGTATGTTGCCGGCAGGGCTGTGGTGGCGTCGGTCGGCAGGGCGGTTCCTGCGGGCGCGTAGTAGAGGCAGCCGGTCTTCTTGGGCTTGCCGAGGCTGACGTTTTTCTTGTTGTTGTAGTTGGTTTCGGCCATGATGGTGCCTTTCGATGGTTGGCGTCGCCTTATTGGGCGGCGGCGTCGAGCTGGATGGTGATCTGGTATCGGGGCTGGGGCGGCGGGCCGGGGTCGGGGAAGTCGATGACGCTTTCCACGGTGACGGCGGCGATGGGGTCGAGCAGGTCGAGGTCGAGCAGTCGGGGCAGCACTTGGCCCGTGGCGAGCTGGGCGGCTTGCCATCGGGTTTCGGCCCAGACCTGCACGGCGATGGTGGGGCGGCTGCTGTATTCGAGTTCCCGGCCGCCTACCCGTTCGATGGTCACGAACCGTTGCGGGCGGTCGGCGGGGACTTCGAGGTATGCGGTCAGCCCGTCGCCGTTGGGGTCGGCGTCGATCCAGTCCTTGACTGTTTTTTCGAGGTTGAGCGCCAAGTCAGCCCACCGCCTTGAGCAGTGTGTTGTGTTTGGCGTTGTCGTAGGCGGCCGCGCCGCTGCCCTTGGTGGTGGCGAGTGCGACCGAGCCGTGGTCGGTGGTGCGGGCCACGGCGTGGTCGTAGTGGGCGTTTTTGGTTTGCGCCAGCTCGTTGGCCGTGTCGGCGATGCGTTTGGCCTGCTCGGTGATGGCGTGCATGGCTCCGGCGGATTGGCGGATTTGGCGGAATCCTGCGAGGTTGAGTTTGACTTTCGCCATGTGTTGCGCTCCTATCCTCTGGTGTCGGCGAGTTCGACGGTGAGGTTCCATCGGGTCGGTGTGAGGCCGCCGTCGTAGGGGCGGGGGTCGCCGATCACGGTGTATTCGACGCCGTCGATGCGTGCTTTGGCTCCGCGCAGGCTTTGGTAGGGCCATGCGCGGGGCATGTGGATGGTTTTGGCGACTTGGATGCCGTTGGGGCGGGTGCTGTCGGTGAGGTTCGACTGGGAGCCGTCCTGTATGAGCACGTCGTCGATTTGTTCCTCGTGGGTGTTCCAGATGATGCCGCCGCCGGGGTCGTGGCCGGCCGGGGTGCGGTGGATGAGGGTGATGGTTTCGCCTCTCACGTCGCGCCTCCGGCCATGTCGTATGCCCATGCCTCGCCGTCGCCGCCCAGGGCTTCCTTCTCGCTCGTGGTGAGGTAGAGGTCGCCGGCGGGGTTGGCGTAGCTCAGGCTTTCGCTGTAGCTGCCGGCCGTCTGGGTGCTTTGGGTGACGCCCGACATGTCGGGGCCGGCCTGCATGGCTCGTTTGACGGCCATGCAGGCGATGCGCTTCAGTGTGGCGGGCTTGGCGGCGGGCCAGCGCGGGCAGGTGGTGCGGATCAGGTCGGATGCGTCCGCGAGCAGCGCTTCGGCGCGTTTGTATTCCTCGCCGGTGAGCGCATGCCAGCGTGCTTCGAGGTCTCCGACCTGCGCGAACGGCTCGCCGTCATCCACGGCACTATCGCCGCCCGTGCCGCCATCGGTCTGATTGCCGGACAGGTTGAACGGTTGGAGTGGGTAGCCGTCCATATTGCCTCCCTTTAGGCGAGCACGCCGGCGGCCTTGAGCTTGGTCAGTGTGGAGTTGACCTTCGCGATGATGGCCGCCGAGTCGGCGTCGGCCGCGAGCTGCGGTTCGGCCGCCTGCTGGAGCACGCCGCCGCGAGCGCTGGTTGTCGGCGCGGGCGGGGCGAATGTGCTGGGCTTGCCGGTGATCGCGCTCCATGCGGGGGCTGCGGCCGGGTAGGTGGACGGTTTGCCGGTGATGGCAGACCATGCGATGGTCGCGACGCCTTCGGCGAAGGGCGTGCCGTCGGGCTTGACCAGACGCACGGGAATGGACAGGCCGGTCTCGTCGGCCTCGTCGTGTTCCTGCACTACGAGCGTCTGGGTGAGGGGCGCTGCCATTACTCGCTCGCCTTGACGGAGGATGTGGACTTCTTGAGCACGGCGATGCCCTTGGGGTCGAGGATCGCGTAGGAGTACATGGCCTCGGTGCGGTAGGCGATCTGGTTGACGCCCTTGAGGTCCTTGCCGGTGTTGTCGGGGTCGCCGTATTCGATGATCTCGCTCCAGATGTCGCGCACCATGCCCCACTTGATGAGGCGGAAGTCGCCGAGGAAGGCGAGGATGCCGGTCGCCGGGGTGACGAGCCGGCCGTTGACCGTGCCGGACGTGGCGGCCGGGATGCCGTCGAGGTTGCCGACCTGAAGGTTGATCGGGATCTCCGGGTAGAAGCGCTGGCCGGTGGAGGGCACGCGAATCTTGCGCAGCTCGTTCGCCATGGTCTTGGACAGGGCGATGCCGTTGATGTCGTACTCGTCGCTGACGGCCTCCGCGAGGCTGTCGATGTCGGCGACGCGATCGTCGGTGGCCGGCACGCTGACCGCGCTTTTGGCGAGCGCGTTGAAGCCTTCGAGGGTCGTTTTCTTCTTGGGGTCGAAGGCGTGGTAGACGACGTAGTCGAGGACGCGGCCCATCGCGGCGGCCTGATCGGCCTGAATCTTGCTGATGATCTCCAGTTTGGCGTCGTCGTCGGCCCACTGGAGCTCGTTGCTGACGCGGGTGGTGGTCTGCACCTTGAAGCGCTTGCCGACGACCGGGGCGAGGGTTTCCTCGTAGCTGGACTTCTGCGCGCCTTCGGCGACGACCTCGGCTTCGGAATTGCCGGTGAAGACCATGTAGTCCTTGTCGAGGAAGAGCTGGGGCTCGCTTGGGGACAGCGCGGCGATGGTGCTGGTGTCCTTGGCGCGCTTGGCGATGACGGTGGCTACTTCCTTGGGGAGCAGCACCTTGCTGGTGTCGAGTGCCATGGTTGGTTCCTTTCAGATGGTTGGTGGCGGTTAGTCTTTGTTGCCGAAGAGGCTGCGCACGTATGCCTTGGCTCGTTCGTCGGCGGTTTGGCCGGCGGGGTGCTGCGCCGGGTTGGGCACGTTCGGCAGCTTCGGCGCTGGGTGCACGAGCGGCTTGAGGATGTCGGCGTGCGCCTGAATCTCCTCTAGGGTGCTGCCGCGCAATGCTTCGGCCGGAATGCCGGTCTTGGCCGATACCTGTGCCTTCCATTCGGCCTGCTGTTCCTTGGCCTTGTAGGCGGCTACCTGCGCTTCGAGTTCCTGCGTGCGCTTGGCGGCCTTGTCGGCTTCGCTCATCTGGGATTCCTTGAGCTTTTCCAGCTCGTCGGCGGCGGCCTTGTTGGCCTTGGCCTTCTTTTCCCAGTCGCGCGAGTGGCCGAGCGCTTCCTTGTATTTGGCTTCCCAGTCGATCTCCTCGCCGTTGCCGTTCGGTTCGGCCGGCGGGGTGGCGTCGGGAGTGTCCGAACCGCCTTCGACTGGCGGCGCGATGTATCGGATATTGGGGTGCTGGAGGTTGAGGAACATGGTTGTTCTCCTTGTGGTCGAGCCCTTTCCGGGCATTAAAAAAGCCACCCGTGCGGGTGGCTGAAAACTCTTGGCCCGGTCTGCGGGCATGAAAAAGCCCCGGCGGATATCCGCCGGGGCTGGGATCAGTCGGCGAGCGCCAGTGCGATAAGGTTGCGGCTGGGCTGGCCGATGTGGTCTTTGGGTTTGTTGTGGTAGAGGCAGTGGAGCAGGTCGGCGCGCAGTTCGGCTTCGCTGAGGTTGATGCCTGTGTCTTCGATGTTGAAGTAGGGTTCGCCGAACTGGAGGCCGTAGCGGGCTAGGAGATCGTCGGTGTCTTCGCCTCGGTGCTGGGTGAAGTAGTCCTCTTCGCTCATGGTGTCGCCTCCCGGATCATCGTATTGAACATTTTAGCTGATTCCGGCATGAAGTTCTCGATGATGGCCCATGCGGCGGGGTTGGCGAGCTGGGCGTCGAGCATTTCGGCGAATGCCTCCGATGATTGGTGGCTTCCTTGTTGTTGGAAGTATCCGTTGGGGTGTCCTACGGTTTTGGGGTAGTCGTCGCCTAGCGCGGCTTGGAGCATGTCTTCGATGTTGCGGTCGGTTTTGGCGGTGCCGCGACGTACTTGCTGGCCGAGTTCCCAGAGTACGTGTTGGCGGTCGGATGGTTTGCCGTCGGCCATGAGCATCGCTTGCGTGCTGTTGTAGAGGTTTTGCGCGTCCTTGTTGAGCGTGTCGGCGAACATGGTTCCGTGGTGCGGACCGCTGGAGTACATGTTGCGGTCGAGTAGCCAGTCGAGCATGTGGCCGCTTTCGTGGAAGAGGTTCTGCACTGGGCGGTGTGCGCTGTCTCCGGCCATGACGGTGTCAAGGTTGAGGTAGATGCCGCCGTCGGAGGGGCTGAAGTAAGCGCCTTTGGACAGCCGTGTTTCTTTGATGTCGTATTGGGCGGCGTATTTGGCCCAGAGCCTCGCCGCGTCTTTGTGCTCGGTTTTGTTGAGGAGCCGGTTGACGCGGCGGGTATACGCTTCGCCGAGTTGTTGTTCGAGTCTGCTGCCTCGCGGGATGCGCAGGTCTGGCGAGAATTCTGATCCGTCGGTGAACATGTCCGGCGATTCGCTGCGCATCCACGAGAGCACGGTGTTGGGATCGCTGCCGGCTCCGGCCGCTTTGGCGGCGTTCTTTGCCTGCTGGTATATGGCCTTGAGTTTGTCGGGGTCGTAGCCGTCGATCTCGGTCTCTCCCCACGAGGGGACGATCTTGCAGTCGCAGTCGTGGTGGTATTTGTGCCACTTGCCGGCGGTGTCCTCGCTGGCATAGACGAAGCCTCGGGACGCGAGCATGGCGCAGAACGCGCAGGTCTTGCCTTGGGGCACTCGCGCGTATTTGGGGCGGGTGGGATCGTTCTGGGCGGTGAACCGTCCTGTGAGGCGTGCGGTCTCGTTGATGACGTCCTTGGCGAGGCGCGCCCAGTCGTCTTCGGTGTAGCCTCGCGTGTTGATGGCCCAGAGGTGATCCATGGTCAGGCCGGCTTTGCTTCGGCCGTTGATGACGTCGGTGAATTTCGCGCCGACGTGCATGGTGTTGTTGTAGCCGCCGACGATCTGCCAGAAGGCGCGGTCCGAGCTGACCTGCGCCTCCTTGTAGTCGGGCATGCTGATGCCGGCGGCTTCGGCCCATGCGGCTCGCACGTTCCTGTAATAGTCCTGTGCGATGAGGTTAGCCTTGCGCGCGTAGTCTTCCAGTTGGCGTCGGGCTTCGGTGGTGGGATCATCGCCGAAGTAGAGGCTGTTGGGCACCATCGTCTTGGCTTCGATGATGAGGTCGGCGAGCTCGTCCTGATAGTCGTCCCACATGTCGTTGAGGTGCCCGTTGAACGCTTTACGCTGCGCCGGGCTGAGGTTGCTCAGCGGCAGGCTGTTGCTGTCCATTGGCTGCGGCCTCCTGCGTGTCGGTCTTGGCGGTGGCGATCTTGGCGCGTAGTTCGTCGATGGCGTTCTGCGTGCGCTGCTGTTTCTCGTAGGCGCGATGGGCGGCGATCTCGTCCCATGTCAGGCCGGCGCGGCTCAGGCCCACGTCGCTGTCGGCGAAGGCGGGGTTGGTGGACGCGACCTTCTGGTACCAGTCGGCGCGGGCGGCGTCGCTGGCTTCCTTGGTGGGTGCCCAGATCGGTCGCAGTTGGCGGATGTCGGCTTCGTCCGCGCCCTGGGCGGCGAGCGCCATGGCGAGGATGCTTTTGATGCTTTCGCCGAAGCGTTTGTTTTGCCGGTCGGCGGTGCGGGAGAGTTTGCGTTCGGCTTCGGCCATGGCTTCGGCGCTGGCGGGGTTGTCCATGGTGATGCCGAGGTCGTTGACGGGGATGTCGGTTTCGCTGCTGACCATGAGGGCGACGGTTTTGAGCATGTCGGAGTGTGGCTGCATCGAGGCCTGTGTGAGTTGGCGCAGTTCGGGTTTTTCGCCGTTGCGGCCGGCGGGGATGCCGTTGATGACGCTGACGATGCTGCCCCATGTGTCGGGGCTTACCTGTCCTTTGTTGGCTCCGAGGAACCATATGCGTGGTGCCGCGTAGAATTCTGCGGTCGCTTCCATGCGCACGAGGGTGCGCAGTCCGAGGTCGGTGAGGGCCATGAGCGGGCGGGTGATGCGGCTGGAGCCGAGGGGGCGGTAGAGCTGCTGGTCGCTGACGATCGGCACGACGGTGGGGCGGTCGAAGCCGGTTTCGATGCGTTCGGCCTGCCATGTGCCGCCGTTGCGGCGGCACAGGTAGACCTTGCCTGGCAGCCATACGTCGAAGCGGGTGATGTAGCCGTCTTTGTCTTTGTCGCGGATGGTCATGGCTGCGCCGATCCTGTCGTTGCCCCAGTCCCATATGGCGCTGCTCCAGTCGGCGGCGCGGGGTGTGATCCGTATGTCGTCGTCGTCGCCGGAGATGGTCATGAAGCTGCATCCGTGCGTGTATGCGGACACGATGGCCTGCTGGATTTTCACGCCGAACGTGTTCGCCGCGACGAGGTCGTCTACCTGCGTCTGGAGGGTTTCGGGCGCGTCGATGCCTTCGAACACGGAAAGGTCGGCGAGCGCGCGGACGGCTTTGTTGGGCCAGCCGATCATTGGTTTGGCGAGGGCTTTCATGGCCGGCGGGATGCTGTAGGCGACGCCTTTGTAGTGGTAGTGGGCGAGGTAGTAGCTGGTGCGCAGGGTGTTGCGCGTGTAGTGGCGTCGCCATTGTTTGAGGAGTTCGTTGATGGTGGGCTGGTCGTCGGGGTCCACGCCGGCGATGGTGTTGGCGTAGGCGCTTTCGATGGCGAGCCAGCCGGCTTGTCCGCGCAGGATGGGGACATCGTCGGTGTTCATGATTAGTACCATGCTTCCTGTTGTGCGGTGGGGTCTCTTCTAGTGGTCATGGCCCCGTGGAGGGCTAGGGTGACGGCGTTGAGCGGGCTGATGTCGGTGTCGTCGTCGGGTCGGTTCCATCCGAAGAGGCCGTTTTTGCCGATGGGGCGTGTGGTGGCTTTGGCGGCGGCTTGCCAGAGTGGTTGTTGGCCGTCTTCGGGCAGGTGGGTGAGGGTGCCGTCTCTGAGCATGTCCTGGAGGCGTCCGCAGGCGCGGCCCATGTCGGTGGCGGTGGTGACGGTGACGGTGACGCCGGCTTCGGCGAGGTCGGGCAGGAGCGCGGTGGCGGGGCTTTGCCCGTCGATGACGAGCGCGGCGGTTTGTTCCCAGACCTTGTCGATGAGGTTGACGGCCCACATGGTGCCGTCGTGGTTGGTGTCCCTGTATTCGGCGAGTTCGATGTGGGCGGTGCCGTCGTCGTAGCGCATGCATGCGCCGATGGTCAGGCGTGTGCGTGTGGGGTTCATGTCGATGCCGAAGCTCATGACGCCGCCTGGGCGGCGGGCGTCGATGGTGGCTTCCTCCCATTGGCGGCGGTCGATGGCGCGGCTGAGGGCGTGTTCGTCCCAGATGCCGAGGGCTTCGCGCCGGAAGTCGTCGCCGGTGAGGTTCTCCCACAGGTTGGCGATGGATTCGTCGCTGGTGTGGGCCGGGTAGCTGGGGTTGGCTTTCCTCCATTGTTCGCGGTCGAGGGGGTCGGCGTCGCGGTCGGCGGCGAATTCGACGTAGAGGGTGCTGTGGGTGCGGCCCGCGCGCGTTTTGTCCCTGAGGCGGGTGAACGCTTCGCCGTTGTCCCTTGGCCCGGGCGGGGTGCCCATGTAGATGGTCTGGGGGTTGTAGGCGCGGTTCTGGGTCGGCAGCATCGACGCCATCGCCGAGTCGGACAGGTGCTGGGCCTCGTCGATGACGAGCAGGGCGATCTTCTTGACGCCTCGCAATGCGCCGCGTTCGCGGGCGCGGAAGAAGATACGGCTGCCGTTGCGGAAGCGTATTTCCTCCTTGCCGGCGGCCAGGGATATGCCGTGGTCGGGGTCAACGAGACCGCTCATTTCGGGGCGCAGGACGATCGCGCACAGACTTTCGAACGTGTCCTTGATGACGCTGAAGTGCTGGGCCGTCCACACGATGCGCATGCCGGGGGTTCGGGCGGCGCGGTGGATCGCGACCCAGCCGATGTCGTAGGTCTTGCCTGTCTGGCGCGGGATCGACAGCACCGTGTTGCGGGCGCTCCAGAAGCCGTCGGCGCTTTTCGCGAGGATGATCCGGTTGATCTGCCGCTGCCAGACGTCGAACCGGTCGCCCGCCGCCGCGGCGAGCCGGTTGAGGCTCGGCTCGCCGCTGGTGTACAAATCGTCGGGGATGATCTGGCAGGCCGCCCCGTCAATCCTCGTGTTCATCCAATCGTTCGTCCTCCGTGTCCAGGGCCTGCATGGCCGGGTCGTGCCCGTTCGACGCCTTGTCGATCGCCTCGATCTCGGCGCTCATGTCCGCCAAGCGTTTCGTCAGACTGGCGAGGTCGCGTGAGCTTATCGACCCTTCGTCGAGCTTTTCGGCGATCAGGTTGCGCATCGCCACCAGGAGGCGGCGACGATCACCGGAAGCGGCGGCATTGCTGACCCTATGGGACTTCGACGCGCTCTTCGACCTGGTGGTTTTCGACGTTCTGGCGACCATGACGGCTCCTTGCCAAGTGTGGAAAAAAGTCCGGGGGAAAAACGGCCCTTTGCCCGTGGTGGCCGTGAGGTGGCCAGGCAGGGTCTACTCCCTACCCCCGAACCAGTCCGAGCAGCGGATCGGCCCGGCCGAGACCTGTGCGGCGCGCTGCGGCGCTTTGCCTTGCGTGATGAGGTGGGCGACGCGCTCGCGTGCCCATGCCAGACTGTGCGTGCCCTTGATGGCGTTGCACCATCGGTGCGCCGGCCCGCTGTTGTCGTGCGTCAGGGTGCCGCCTCGCGCCAAGGGTATCGTCTCGTCGATCACGAAGCTGTACGGGTCGGGCGAACGCAGCGTGTAGTCGATGGGCCGATAGCAGATGTAGCAGTCGGCTTGCATGTGGCGCCATCGCTGCTGCTCCAGCCTGCGCCTGTGCCCGTTGCGTTTGCGCGGGTTGCTCACCTGAGCCTCGGTTTCGCGGTGCATTGGCTGACCTCGACGCCGGCCCTGAACACGATCTCGTCGGCGATCAACGGCACCCACACGATGCCCAGATCGTCGCGCCCCACCTCCGGGTAGGGCTGCCGGTCGGCCAATGGGTAAGGGAAGATCAAGCCGTCCACGAGCACACGCCCCCTGCGGGCGTCCACTTCGATGCGCTTGGGACACAACGCCATGACACGCCTCCAATCGAACGCTTGTACGGATCGACAGACTGCGCTCGCCGGCGGGAAGAAGAGGAAAGAACCGGCGGCGAGGCGTCTGTCTGTGGTGGTTTCTCGGGTGCCGCATACGCTGGTTGTGCACGGTGCCGGCGGCGGCTGGCGGATGGTGCGGGATTCGAACCCGCGAAGCATGAGGCTATCATGCTTGCCCGCTTAGCAAGCGGGTGCCTTCGGCCGCTCGGCCAACCATCCAGCGGGAACAAAAAAGCCCCGCCGGCATGGGCAGGGCTTTCTCGATACTCCGATTACACGCGACAGCGTAACACGGAACCGGGTCAGGGGTCAAGCGTCGTCGTGGTCGCGTTCGTCCTTGGCCTGGGCGCACGCCAAGAGCTCCAGCACATTCCACGCCCAATAGGGGCCCTCGATGTGTCTCGTGCCGGGCATTTTGCCGCGTGCGCGCCAGTTCTTCAGGTCGTTGCCGCTCACGTTGACGCCGGTGTTGGCCCTGATCCAGCGGGCGGCGTCGGCCTGGGTGCGGGTGATGTGCATGAGGCCCGCGCTGCGCAGGTATTCGAGCCTGATGCGCCGCAAGTCGAGCCATGCGCCGCATGCGGGGCATATCGCATACCGTGCGTCTCGGGCGGCGTAGATGGGCGTGCGCACCGGCTCCCCCTGCTCGTCGCGACCGTTGAGACAGTCGGGGCATACGCCGACGAGCCGTTTCTCCGCACTGTGCGACGTGGCCGCGTCCACCCGTTCCGCAAGACGCAGGGTGTCCGCGTACAGGCCGGAGGCGTCTTCGAGCCGGGCGAGGTCGCGCATGCGGCGCAGCAGCAGGCGGATGAGGTCGGCCCATTGCATGAGGGTGCGCGCCCGCTCGTATCGGTCATATCCGAGCGGCTTGATGCCGAGCCGGCCGCCCATGAGCTGCAAGTGCACCTCCACCGCGTTGAACAGGGCTTGGGCGGTCTCGTTGACCGGCGGGGCCGCATACGCCGTGTTGCCGTGACGAGGAGAGCGCTCGCGGGTGGTGGCTTGTTTGTAGGCGATCTGCTGGAGGGCTGGCATGCCGGCCTTCAGGAGCCATGCGAGGCGTCGCGCCCAGTCTCGGGCGCATGCCTCGCAGATGGTGGTCTCGGCCGGTTTGCCGCAGATGACGCAGTTGTGTTCCATATCCCCCGCCCTTGTCGGTGCTAGACTTGCCTTTTGGACAATGCAATGCCTCTGCCGCAAGGTGGGGGCTTTTTATTTGCCTCGCCGCCGTTCCCGGCATGGCGGATTGGCCGGGGGCGGCTTGATTTCAACGATTTTTTAACTTTCCCGTCTATTGTCGCTGATGCCGGCGGGTTTCGGCGGCGCGTACCGCGGTTCGAGGAATTCGGGGCGTTTTGGTGGCGTGGGGGCCGGGTGGGCTTGCAGGATGACGGCCTTCACCTCGTCGATGGGGACGCGCAGGGATTGCGCGGTCTCTTCCGGCGGCACGCCCTTGCCATGCCATTCCACGATGATCTTCCTGACGCCTTCGGTGACTTTCATCCCCTCGCCTCCTGCCGGTCGAGCCGTTCGCATGCGGAGTGCCTGGCGCACATCATGGCGACGCGGCGCATGCACTTGCGGATCGCGCCGTCGCAGGAGAGCGCGAGCGCGGTGAACCGGCCGAAGCATTCGGGGTGCGACACCCTCGCGGTGGGCGTGGCGGTGCCGCGCATGATGATGACCAGCCCGATCTTCCAGGCGGTGACGTTAACGTCGATGTCGATGTCGTTCATTCTCGTTCCTTTCTCGGCCGGTTCGTCCGGCCGTACTGCTTGCCGCCCCATATGCCCTGCAACGGGTAGCCGTTGATGCGGCTGTGCCCGTCGGCCCACTCGCGGCACTCGTCCATGACCGGGCATGTCCGGCAGATGGCGAGCGCCGTGCTGGTTTCTTGGGGTTTGGTGCTGAACCAGAGTTCGGGATCGTATTGGCGGCATGTGGCTTGGTGTCGCCAGTCGTTCATCGTGTGCCGTCTTGGTAGGGGTTGTGGTTGATTTCGTCGTTGAGAGCACTGAAGTGGTTCATGCTGTTGAGGATGGCTTGTTTGCCTTCGTCGTAGGCGTGGATGGTTTCGCGGTTGGTGCGTGTGAAGGGTTCCACGGTGTCGCTGATGGCGTTGACGTGCACGTTGGTGAAGCCGGCGGCTTCTAGGCGTTGTTGGATGGTGAGCATGCCGTGGGCTGGCGATTGTGCGGTGAAGCTGACCTGCATCAGTGGTTCCTTTCCTTGGCGGTGAGTTGTTTGGCGATCGTTTCGCCCAGTGGGGTGATCCGCCATCGTCCCCATGAGACGTGTTCGATGTAGTCCCGTTCTTCCAATGCGTCGAACGTGCGCCGGTGGTTGCGGTCGAGCGGATAGGCTCTGCCTGTCTCGTACATGTCGAGCAGCAGGCCGCGCATGGCGGGCGTGAGCCGTATTCGCCTGGTCATGCTTGGCGTCCTTTCGTGAGCCATGCGAGCAGGCATGAGAGCATGCCGATGAGGGTGAACGTGCTGGAATGCGGGTCGGTCAGGTAGTCCAAGTGCGCACCGCCCGTGGTGGCTTCGTCGAGCCCGCCGCTGTCGTAGGCGAGGATGAACGGGCTGGTGATGCCGACCTGATCCGCGATGAACCGGCGTACTTGCTCCCGTTGCTGTTCGCTCATTTCAACGCCTCCGTCCGCGCGGCAGTGATCGCCAACCGCGCAAGCAGCCGATACTGCTCTTTCGCGTCAGGGTTCAACTTCGACCACAACGGCTCCACCTCCTCGAAGCCCATGCCCGACGTACCCGTATAGACGGCGAGCGCCGCCATATCGATCTCCCTATCGGTGATCTTGCGGCATACGCCGGCCCTGTACGCCTTGCGCGACGCGAGGCACTGGCCGAGACGGGTGATGCCGGTCGGGCGCTCGCCGTTGTCTGGGTAGGGGTAGCGTTCCTCGATCTCGTTGGTGATGATGCTGGTCATGCTTGGTCTTCTTTCGGGTCGGTGGGCTGGTATTCGAGCAGGTAGGGGCTGAGCTTGTCTCGGTGGTCTCGGCGTATGTGGACGGTGCCGATGGTCAGGCCGTTGAGCCGTTGGGCGCAGTCGGGGCATATGTCGATCTCGATGTCGTTGAGCTGGCCCATGGAGGTGCGGTTGGCCGAATACCCGGACAGGCTGAATCGCAGCGCTTCGCGTTTGCTGGTTTCCGTGCCGCATTGGTCGCAGTAGATGCGTGTGCTCATTGTTGGTTCCTTTCGTGTTCGATGAGGCGGTCGAGGCAGGCGAGGGCCGAATAGGGGAAGCCTTGCCGGAGTTTCGCCCATGTGTGCGCTTCGGCGTCGGGGATGGCGGGATCGTTGGCGAGGGTGTCGAGGATGGCGTGTTGTTGGCGTGTCCATGCGATCTTCTCGTCGTGGTCGATGACGTGGCAGAGGTACCATCGGGCTTTTTCGAGGTCTTCGACGGGTCGGCCCTTGCTGTGGTAGCGCCAGAGGTATTTGATGGCGTTGCCGAGGCAGAAGCTGGTGTCTGCGGTCAGTTCGATGCATTCCATGCCCGGGTGCGAGCGTGTGTAGTGGTTTGGTGAGTTGACGGGGTCGTTGGCCCATGTGGTGTGCATGCTTACCAGTCCTTTTCGAGTTCCCGGCAGTCGGGGCAGATGAACCGGTCGCCTTCCTCGGCGGCGTCGAGGCTGGTGACGATCATGCCGATTTCGAGGATTTTCGCTTCCGTGCGGCTGATGCCGGTGGTTTCCAGGTCGATCCACAGCAGCCTGTGCGGCTTGCGGGGTGGTGTCGGCGGGTCGAGGGTTTGGCCGCCTGCGGTGATGTCGTGTTGGGTGTTCATTCGTTGCCTTTCTTGATGTTGATGTGGGTGGGCATGTTTTCGGGTGGCGGGCAGGGGTGGCGTGTGCCGTCCGTGTGGAGTTGCTGCCAGCCGCCGGTGCGGTAGTAGACGGGGATGGTGGCGGGGTCTTTGCCCATGTGGACGAGGTAGCCGAGCCGGTAGGCGCGTGCGGGGTGGGCGTGGACCCATCCGTGGCATCCTGTGGTGCCGCTGCCGCAGAGTTGGAGCAGGTTTTCGGGTTGGTGGAGCCGGTCGAACGGGTGGCTTCGCGGTTCCCTGTGGTGGATGCTGTCGCCGCTCCAGTGGCTGCCGGTTTCCCGGTCGCAGATGGCGCATCGGTATCGGTCTCGCCGTTGTACGATGCGGCGGGTTTCGTCGGTGGGTTTGGTGCTCATCTTTGCGCCTTTCGTTGGCATTCGTTGATGATTTCCTCGGCTTTTTGCTCCGGGTCGATGCCGGTTTTTACGCAGGCCCAGAAGTCGGTTCGCATGCTGTCGGTGAAGGTGCCTACGGGCACGTGGTCTCGGATGTGGCTGGTGATCCACCGGTCGTCGATGACGGTGCCGTCGGGCAGTGCGTGCCGGTAGGGTTTCGGCTGGCTGGGCATGGTGTCCGTGTATGCGCCTTGGCGCAGCCATCGGCTCATGTTGGGCGCGTATTTGGGTTCGTCGATGGTTTTGGCGTAGGCGATGACGCTGCCGATGAGCTGTTTGGGGTCGGCCGGCGGCCGGCCGGCGACGCCTTGGATGGCGAGGTTCCACGCCTTCTCGGCTTCGGTTTTGCTGCCGGTGTGGCGCGGGTAGGCGTTCCATGCGGTCTCGAACGGGTCTTCGAGCATCCTGGCCTCGAGTTCGGCCATGGTGGTGCGCTCCGGCTCCGGTTCGGACACCGGCGTCGGCGTCGGCATGGAGGGGTTGGGGGAGGTTATATCGGTATGGGAATAGGTATAGGTAAGGGTGCTTCGTTTTTGCTTGCCGGTTTGCTTCGCGTTTGCTTCACCATTTGCTTCGTCCGGTTGAAGCATTTGCTTCGCGTTTGCTTCGCTGTCTGCTGAAGCATTTGCTTCGCGTTTGCTTCGTCTCGAACGGCCGGACGCCTTGCCCCCGGCACGGCCGGCGCGGGCGCGTTTCTCTTGCAATTCCTTGGTGGCCGCGTACTTGCAGAGCATGGTGCCGTCCGGGTTGGCGGCGACGATCTCGAACACGCCGGGCTCGGTTTCGCGCCACAGGCCGGCATCCACGAGCTGGCGGGCGAGCTTCGGGCTGCCGCCGAGCTTCCTGACGCGCTGCATGGTGATGGAGCCGTCGTAGTCGCCGTGGCGCAGTTGGCGGCCGACGTAGCTGCCGGCGAGAGTCCACAGGCCAATCGCGGCCAGGGGAAGCTCCTCGCATTGCGGGCTGTCGTAGATGCCGTCGTCGATCATGAACCAAGTCATGGTTGAACCTCTCTCAATGTGATGGGTTATTTGATCTCGCCGGTGTTCGGATCGACGGCCTCCCCACCGTCGGTCTCGTCCGCATCGTCGTCGGGATCGGGATAGTCGGGCGCGCTTTCCTCGAACGTGGCGAGGCTGTCGTGGAGGTTGTCGTACAGGACCGCGCGGCGTGCGTCCTTCGGATAGGTGAGCAGACGGTTGATGACCTCGGCGCAGTCGATGATGTGCTGCGCGAGCGCGTCCGTGTCGTACACGGCCTCGGTGTACGGGTCGATCTGGTGGAACTTGTCGAGGTAGGCGTCTTTGGTTTCGAGCTGCATCTTGTGGTTGACCGCGCGGCGGAAGTCCACGGCCGCCTGCTTGATCTTCGCGCACGAGCTGTTGAAGTCCAGCAGGCTCAGCGGGCTCATTTCGTCGGGTATGAGCGCGTCCTGGACAAGGTTCGAGTCTTTTTTCTTTGCCATGAGGGTGTCCTTTCTAGAATTCCGGGTCGCCGGTGTCGGCGGCGAACGTGTCCGGCGTGTGGCCGCTGCCGCCGTTGGCCCACGGGTCGGACGCCGGCGGCGGTGTCGTCTGCTGCGGGGGCTGGCCGTTCGGGTTGCCGTAGGTGCCGCCGCCCTGATAGCCGTTGTGGCCGCCCTGTTTCGTGACCTGCGCGGTCGCGTACCGCAGGCTGGGGCCGATCTCGTCCACGGTCATTTCGACCACGGTGCGGTTGGTGCCGTCCTGCGCCTGATACGAGCGTTGGGAGAGGCGGCCCTGGGCGATCACGCGCATGCCCTTCGAGCATGATTGGCTGATGTGCCGGGCGAGGTCGTTCCACGCCGAGCAGCGCAGGAACAACGCCGTGCCGTCCTCGTACTGCTGAGTCTGGCGGTTGTAGGTGCGGGGCGTGCTGGCGATCGTGAACGACGCGACCTGGGCTCCGGTGTTGGTGCTGCGCAGTTCGGGGTCTGCGGTCAGGTTGCCGACGATGGTCAGCGTGGTCTCGCCCGCCATCAGTCGTCGCCTTCCTTTTCCTCGTCGAGGCGGGAGGAGAGGGTCAGGGCGATGGTGTGCGCGCTGACGGCGGCACCGTGCGCGCGGATGAAGCCGTCGTGGTCTCGCTCGTGGTGGAAGTGGTTGGCGAGCAGGCTCAGCTCTTCGTAGGCGCGGTCGGCCGTGCGCAGCATGCGTTCGAGGTGGCGGCGTTCCTCATTGCGCGCGTCCGTCTCGTCCGCCGGCGCATGGCAGCCGTCGGGCAGCATGGGGCCTTCGCCGTCGATGACGGTGCCGAGCGGCTTCAAGTCGTTGGAGGCGAACAGCTTGGCCGGATCGTCGAGCAGCGGGCCCTTGCCGAGTTCGAGCACGACCGTTATGTAGGCCGCCTTGCATTCATCGCCGGAGGCCTCGTCGAACGCTTCGGCGAATTTCCTGATCGTTTCCTCGTTGGATGTCATGATGTTCCTTTCCTGATGTCCCGTTTCCATGCCCATTCGCATTCCGCGCCGATGGTCGCCGCGCCTCGGTCGATGACGAACGCGGCGGGCGACGGCATGAGGATGAGGCGTGGGTAGTCGAGCCGTGAATTGCATTCGCAGATCGCGTCCAGCGCCTCGGCGATCAGTTCGCCGGGCGTCATGGTCAGGCCCTGTTCGGTGATGGGCCAGACCATGAGGCTGCGGTGGGTGTTCATGGGGCTCCTTCGTTTGGTGCGGGGCCGCGCTGGCGTGGTCGGCGCCGGCAATGGAGACCACCGGCTCGCACGCCATCGCTTCCGCAATCCACTGACTTCCTGTCGTATGGGGATGGATCGCGGCCGACGTTGACGCGGCCCCAGTGGACGGCGGCCGAATCGAACGGCTTCCCGGTCTTTGCCCGCGCCCGCCTGACGCGAATCTCGACCGGGGGCAAACCTGCCCGCCCTTGGCGCGCCGCCGGTGGGGAGAACCGGCGACGCGATCATTGAGAGAGGTGGTGTTAACGACTTGTTCCTTGTCGCCGCCCGCCGCATCGGAAGGAAGGTCGCAATGGCGGCGGGCAAGCCTTAAATGGTCAGCACGAGCGCGCAGAGGATGACGAGCCTGAGCAACTGGTACATAACCGCTCCCGGCTTGGCCTTCGTTTCGCGCAGCGTGCCGATGAGTATGAAGTGTTCGAGCAGCGCGTATCCGAGGATCACCCACTGCTGCCAGACGAGTGCATCGAAGTTCATTCCTCTCCTCCCGCCTCTTCGACGAGGCCCACGAGGAACAGGGGCGCGTTGACGAACGCCCACCACGCGGCCAGACCATTGCCCAACGGGTGCATGCATGCGTCATGGGTCAACAGCCACGCCAGACAGCAGATGATGGAAACCACCAGCAACAGGCCGATCGTATACGGGTAACGCTTGAACATATCCGCCGCCTTATTTGGTCTGGACGAGCGTGTCCGC